GTGACGGGCGTCACACACACGACTGTTGACAGTCTTTCACATCTACGGCATACTGAGTCATACCAACTACACAGGAGGAAGCCCATGAACGAGTGCCAGAGCTGCGGCCGCCCCGCACAGAACGACAGCTACCAAGCGTTCCCCTACTGCCGAACCTGCTACTACAGCGGCGAGGCGTACAGCGCGATCAACGAGCCCCTGCTCTCCCTGCTCGCCGCCGCCGGTTTCCCCGCCAAGGTCGTGCAGACCGGCGGCGGTTGCCAGAACTACCTCGTCGCCCTCACCGAGGGCGGCTACGACGGCCCCCACGCCTACCTCGGCGAGGCCGTCGGCGACCTCGCCGACTGGTCGCGCCACGAGGTCGGTGTCGCCCTCATGGCACACCCCGAGGACCGGTGGCTGATGTGGGTGGACGAGACCGTCGGCTGCACGGCGTGCCACCACCTCGCCGAACTCGAGCGCGACCTCAACACCGAGTGCCGCGACCTCGCGCACGCCGACACCGAGGCCGCCGCCACGTGGATGGTCGCCGTCGCCAAGCGGCTCGCCAAGGCCGTCGCCGCCCACCACACCCACGGGTGACGTCACACCCGACCGCCCTGCGCGCGTTACACCAACAGACACCCGAACACACGAGGAGCAAGCCCATGAAGATCGAACCTTTCACCGAAGCAACCCAGCTCGTCGACGGCACCCGCGTCGAGGTCTACTGGAACCTCCACGCCGACCGCTTCTCGGTCCGTGCCCTCGAGGGGTTCTACAAGGGTCTCGTCGTCGCCCACCTCCCGTCGGTCAACCTCACCGACGTCACCTTCACCGTGCAGCCCGCCGGGCGCGCCAAGGTGCTGCGCGAACAGCGCAAGAACGTCCACGCCTTCGTCCGTGGGCGCATCCACCTCGGCGAGGTGCCGAACCTGCTGCGCCTCGCCGTCACCTACAACCCGTACCGCGACGAGACCTTCGTCGACGGCGTGCTCCACGAGCCCGTGCACACCGCACAGCTCGCCGTCTGCCAGACCCGCCCCGACGGACGACCGTCCGTCTCCATCGCCTGACCCAACCACCACAAGGAGAAAGCCCATGAACCACAACGAACTGCCCCAGTGCTGGCGCGACACCGTCGACGTCCTCGAGGCCGGCATCGACCGCGTCCTGCTCTACGGCCCGCCCGGCGTCGGCAAGACGCAAGCCGGGTTCCGCTACGGCGACGTGTCCCGCGGCGCGTGGCGCGTCCCCTGCACCGAGGACATGACCGAGGCGCACCTCACCGGCCACATGATGCCCACCGGCGACGAGTGGGTGTGGAACGACGGCCCCGTCGCCAAGGCACTGCGCTCGCAGGGCCGTGTCGTCCTCGACGAGGTCAACCGTATGAGCGGCGACGTCCTCTCCCTCGCCCTCGCCCTCACCGACTCCGCCGACTCGGTCGAGTGGACCCACCCCATCACCGGGGAACGCCTCACCGCCGGCAACGGCTACAGCGTGGTCGCCACCACCAACAGCGAGGACCCCGTCGGCGACCTCGACCCGGCCCTGCTCGACCGGTTCACCGTCCGCATCCGCATCAACGCACCGCACCCCGACGCGTTGCTGTCCCTGTCGCCGGACCTGCGCCGCTACGCCGCCCGCTCCGCCGACCTCGGCGACCGCCGCATCAGCCTGCGCCCGTTCCTCACCTTCGACCGGCTCCGCAAGGCACTCGGCGACGAGGCACGCGCCGCCGGCATCGTGTTCGGCGACCGCGCCCAGTCGGTGCTCGACGCCATCGCCATCGACAAGGTCGCCCTGTGACCGTCCACACAGCGTTCCCCGACCTCCTCGGCCGGCTCGACCGGCAGACGGCACCGTGGACCGTCAGCGGTGGCCGCATGGCCCCCGGCATGGCGTGGACCGCCCTCGGTGACCGCCGCATGAGCGTCCCCGACGGCGACACCGAGACCGAGCGGACCGTGCGCGCCCACGAGATGCTGCACGCCAAGGTCACCCCGGCCCCCGACCAGATGCGCCAGTGGCACGCCCGTGGGAGGGCGCACCCCGACTCGCTGACCGCCGGCGAGGAACTGCGCGTCAACACCCTCGCCAAGCGGCTCGGGTTCGACGTCGACGTGCTCACCGACGGAAGCGAGACACAGGGCGGCGAATGGGTCGCCCAGCACAACCGCTGGGAGGACGCCGTGCGCAACACGTGCGCGTTCGCCAACACCGGCCGGTTCAAGGCGTTCCTCGTCGGCGTGCGCCGCCACAACCCCGAGTGGGCCAAGACACTGCGCGCCTTCCACGACCGCCTCGTCAAGGAGGTCGCCAAGGTGTCGACGCACGAGTTGGCGTCGACGGCCACCGACGCCGGGAGCGGGCTGGCCCCGCTCGGCTACCGGTTCACCGAGGCGGTCGCCGTGCTCGTCGACCACATGTGCGCCCCACCCGACCGGGAGCCCGAACCGCCCAAGGTCGCCGAGGACCGCGACGAGGGCGAGGGCACCGTCCCCGAACCGCCCCCGGTCGGTGCCGACGAGGTGAAGCACCTGACGCTCGACGCCTCCACCCACTGGTGGGACGAGCTGCGCCCCGGAGCGGTCGCCCGACCGCGCCACGCCCGTGGCGGTATCGGCAAGAAGAAGGTCGCGTCCGCCACGGGGCGCACACCGCGGCACATGACCCGGATGCTCACCGACCCGCACCGCCGCGTGTTCGAGCGCAAGGTCACCGGCCGTGGGGGAGTGGTGCTGATCGACGGGTCGGCCTCGATGCGTATGTCGGAGGCACAGGTCATGGCGATCGTGGAGGCCGCACCGGGCTGCACCGTGCTCATGTACTGCTCCAACGCCGGCGCACGCACCAACGGCCTCCCGAACCTGTGGGTGCTCGCCGACAAGGGCACCGTGGTCGACACCATCCCCGAACGCCACAAGGGCAACGGGGTCGACCTGCCGGCCCTGCAGCACGCCCTCGCCTCGAGGCAGCGGCACGACTCGCCGGTCGTGTGGGTCACCGACGGGCTCGTCCACGGACCCGGGCAGCGTTACACCGACGGGGCCGCCGTCGACTGCGTCAAGGCCGTCCTCGCCGGGGGTGTGCTGGTGCGTCCCACGCTCGACTCGGCCGTGCTGCTGCTGTCGCAGATGGCGAAGGGTGCCAAGCCCACCCGCTGGTGGCCGCCGCACTGGGACTCCACGTGGCGCAAGGCGTTCGGGCGTCCCCTGCCGCGCTGAACGGGACCCCTCGGGTGGTCGGGCCTCCGGCCCGGCCACTTCCGCGTCACCGCCCCCGTGCGGACACGGCGACCGATGCCGCCAGCACCAGCAGCGGGTCGACCAGCAGGGCGACCAGTACCACCGCCTCGTCGTAGGACAGCGTCCAACCGACCGCCCCGGCACCGTGGAGGACGCCGACGGCGACCATCAGGCACCAGCCGAGCACGGCCGTCGTGCAGGCGAGAGCACCGATGCCGTTCACCGCGACACCTCCCTGCGGACGGCGGCCTCGCGTGCCGCCTCGAGCTCGAGCCGGCGCAGCCGGCGGCGTTCCTCGAGCCGGGCGGCGTGCTTGCCCGGGTCGGGGCGGTCGGGGGCGATCTGGTGGACCCGTTGGCGTGACATCCCGAACGCCTCGGAGAGTTCGGTCAGGGTGTGGCCGTCACGCCGGAGCCGGCGGATCTCGGTGTTGCGGCGTGACAGCCCGGCGGGGCCGGGGGCGAGTGGTTCCCATGTCCAGCCGGGGAAGGCGTCGAGCTGGGCGATGCGTGACGGGTCGAGGCGCCCGGCCCGGTAGCGGGCGCGGGTGTAGGCGACGAAGGTGCCGACGCCGACCTCGAGGCCGTCGAGGGTCACGGTGGCGCCGGAGGGTGCCATGGGGGTGCCGTGGTGGGCGGCCCAGACGCGGAGGGCTGCCATGTTGCGGAGCCATGTGGTGTCACGCCTTGCCCCGGTCCAGTCGGTCATGTCTCCTCGTCTCCTGTGTGGGGTGTGGTGGGGTGTGGTCGAGTGTAGGTGTTCGGTGTGGTGTGTGCGTTGGTTTGGGTGTTGACGTCTGTCGGATTGTGCCGCATACTGTTTCATGTCAACTACACCGCGTGAGCGGCACACCTAGGAGGATCCCATGCAGGACATCACCGTCACCGACCCGGTCGAGGCCGTCGCCCTGATCGACGGCTTCGCCCCGTACACCGAGTTCACGATCACCACGGCCGGCCACGGCGACATCCGTCTGATGGCCCGCGACATCCCGAGGGTGGGGCGCCGTTGCACCGACCTGTCGCACGGCAGCGAGTGGCTCGGTGTCTCGGTGGCGGGCCTCGAGGCCGTCGGGTTCGTCTCGATGGCCGTCCCGAGGTGATCGTCGGCCCCGAGTGATCGACGGCCCCGAGTGATCGACGTGACGGACGTCACGCGGACGGGGCTAGACTATGTCACACCCATCTGTCATACTGACTCATGTCAACCCGAGCAGGAGGAAAGCCCATGAAGATCTGGATCGCCACAGTGAGCACCCGCTACGAGATCACCGCCGTCGACACCGACCCCGAGACCGCCGTCACCACGGCCTGCCGCAAGGCCCTCGCGTGGCTGCACGAGCAGGGCGTCACCGAACACCGCACCGTCGACGAGGTGCGCGAGTACTTCGGTGTCGGTGCCTACGCCGTCACCGTCGGCGAGGCCGTCGTCGTCGCCCACGCCGAGTACCACAACTGACGCACCCCACCCCGACCACCCGCACCCACCGCACGAGGAGCACGCCCATGGAAACGATCACCCACCTCACCTTCACCGACGGGACACCCGCCCGCATCACCCTCGTCGGCGAGTCCCACGTCCTCGAGTGGACGGACGGCATCTGCGTGTGGGAGGAGACCTACGGGAGCCTCTCGGCCGCCCTCGGCCGCCTCGCCCTGCTCGCCGCCTGCCACGAGAGCGGGTGGGCCGACGGGTTCGTCGACGACGAGGACGGCCACACCCCCCGCTGGGAACGGTTCGTCGCCGAGGCCGTCGCCTGATCCCTTCGGCCCGCCCGGAACCCTGTCACACCCATCCGTCATACTGCACTACGTCAACCACACAGGAGGAAAGCCCATGACCGTCAGCACCCACATCATGCAACTGGCCCGCACCGCCCGCGAGGAGCACGACCTCGGCATCACCGACTACGCCGGCATCTTCGACCCCGCCCTGCTCGAGGCCGACGCCCCGGCCGACGAGATCGTGGCCCACGCGATCGCCCACCGCATCGCCCTGATCCTCGGCAACAACCTCGACCTGTCCTACGACCTCGAGCAGGTCGCCACCACCGTGTGACGACCGTCACGTCACACCCGACGACCCACCGCGCGTTACATCACTAGACACCGACCGCACAGGAGGACAGCCCATGAACCACACCACCGCCCCCACCACCGTCCCGACCGGCGCCGCACTGCGGGCCATGATCGACGACGGCTCGATCGACCTCCCCGACGCCGTGCGCCTGTTGCACCCCGACCGGGGCGACGGCCGCACCGTCTACCCGTGGGAGGTGCCGTGCGGCCACCCCGAGCCGGCGCAGGACTGCCGTGTCGTCACCGGTCGCGGCACCCACGGTGCCGACTGGTGCTACGCCTGCTGGCTCGGCGAGTGGGAACGCCGGGCCGTGTGACGCCCGGCACGTCACACCCCGACCCGCTGCGCGCGTTACACCACTAGACACCGACGACAGGAGCAAGCCCATGAAGATCGACACCGACACCCTCACCGCCACCCTCGAGCCCGCCAGCCGTCCCTGCCGGGGCTGCTACGGCTCCGGCCGCACCCTCACCACCCTGCCCTGCCCCACCGGGGGCCGCGGCCCGAAGGGTGGCAGGGACGGGTGCCGCACCTGCCACGGGAGCGGCCGCCACTGGGACCCCGCCGTCACCGAGGTCTGCGCCCGCTGCGGCGGCGAGTCCCCCGACCGCCACGAGGACGAGACCCTGTACGACCACGTCAGGTTCTCGTCGTTCCGCCACCTCGTCGAGTGGCGGGTCGTCGACGCCACCGACAGCCGGTTCACCGAACTGGGCCTGTGCATCGGCGACCGTGGGGCGATCATGACCGTCGGCGACTACGGCGACCACCGCCGGCTCACCGACGACGAGCTGGTCGCCGCCGTCCGCGACCGCGACGACGACACCCAGTGGGTGTTCCTCGTCCGCAAGGCCGACATGCGCCTGTGCGACGCCGTCGTGGTGGTGCGCCGCCGCAACGGCTACTCCGTGCGCCCCGTGTGGGACAACGAGGCCGTCGGTGCCGTCGCCTGACCGGCACCGAACCCTGTCACACCCCTCTGCCATACTGAACTACGTCAACTACACAGGAGGAAAGCCCATGAACACCAACCTCGACACCCTCACCGAACGCCGTGTCACCCGCATCGTCACCACCGCCGTGGACGCGCCCTACAAGTACGACAACGGCATCACCAAGGGCTGGGCGGTCGACGTCCGGTTCCTCACCGACGACAACACCGGCCCCTACGTCGTCGCCTACAAGTACGCGTTGAAGCGCGACGCCGTCGACTGCCAGCGCCGCCACCTCGACGGCACCGCCCCGACGGTCGAGACGACCGTCACCACCGACCCGACCGGCAGGGCCGTGCTGTGGACCGAGTGCTGGGGCACACCCTTCAGGGGCTGACACGTCACACCCGGCCACCCATCGCGCGTTACACCACCAGACACCCACCACACAGGAGGAAGCCCCATGAACACCAACGACATGATCGCCCGCACCGACACCGCCCTCGCCCTCGAGTGGCACCTCGCCCACAACCACTACCCGCCCGTACCCGCCGTGATGCTGCCCGTGTGCCGCGAGGCGATCCGGTGCGCAGCCGACGGCTACTGGGACGTGCTCGTCGACCTCCCCGAGGGCGTGTCCTACCGTGGCGAGGACCACGCCCCCGTGTGGGCGGTCGTCGAGCAGCACCACCTCGCCCCGTTCGTCGAGGACGCCGCCACCACGTGGGCGGTCGCCAACTACGAGGAGGAGGACGGCATGTTCTGGTCGAACGCCCTCGGCTGGGTGCCCTTCGCCGACGCCGACCTGTTCACCGCCGACGAACGCCGCGCCCTGCGCCTGCCCGACGGCGGCGAGTGGGTCCCGGTCGCCGGCGACCCGATGTGACCTAGGTCACGTCACACCCCGACGCCCTGCGCGCGTTACATCAATAGACACCCCGACACAGGAGGAAGCCCCATGAAGATCACCGAACTCACCGCCGGCCTGCGGGTCGCCGTCAAGAACTACAAGTCCTACACCGGCAGCATCGTCTGCTACGAGGCGATCGTCCTCGACCCCGCCTACTGGACCCGCGTCTCGTCGCGCGACCGGGACTGCAGGTGGACGACCGTCGTCGCCCGCCGCCGTGGGCAGAACCACAACGGCTTCTCGCGCACGGTCGCCACCGGCATCCCGGTCGCCCGGGTCGACGTCCGCGGCCAGTGGACGCCCGACTTCGTCGCCCCCAACACGATCGTGTCGACGTGGCCGGCCTACCTCGAGCGCGCCGCCGCCGACGAGGCCGCACGCAAGGCCGCCCTCGAACGCGAGTACGCCCTGTCCACCCAGATTGACGGGGCCGTCGCCGCCCTGAACGGGGCGCTCGTCGCCGCCGGCATCAAGGGTGCGGCGTGGCGCAAGGGCGACTCGGTCGTCCTGAGCCTCGGTGCCTGCGAACCGGTCGCCGCCCTCGTTGCCGCCAGCGCGGTGGTGCCGGTATGACCGCCCCCGCCGACTGGTACGCGATCTGCGACGCCGCCCGGGTCCTGCCCGACCACGACGGCCGGTGGACCGCCGACGCGATCGTCGAGCGTGCCGCCCGGTTCGGTGTCGTCCTCGACCCCACGGTGGTCGAGGCGGCCCGGGTGGCCGACGTCGCCCGGCTCGACGCCGCACCACGCCGGACCCTGACGTTCGGGCTCGGCTGACACGTCACACCCGGACCCGCTGCGCGCGTCTACACCATCAGACACCCCGACACAGGAGGAAGCACCATGAAGATCACCACCACCGACACCGTCCAGTTCGTCGTCGGCGCCACCTACGAGGTCCGCGCCCACAGCGACCACGAGACCGTCTACTCGTTCACCGTCACCGCCCGCACCGCCCGCTTCGTCACCTTCGTGGACCGGTGGGGCGACACCCGCCGCGTCGGCGTGTGGGAGAGCCGTGGGGTCGAGCACGCCTGCCCCCACGGCAGGTACGCCAACTGCGCCGTCGTCGCCGCCGACCGGGGCGCACGATGACCGTCCTCACCGACGCACAGGTCGACATGCTGCGCGAGTCCCTCCGGGAGGCTTCCCCGCTCGCCACCCTGATGGACTACAGCGGTCGCGCCATGTACGGCGCACGGTGCCTAGCGATCGACACAGAGTACCCCGAGGAGACGCTGCTCGGCCTCGTGTACGACCTCATGGCCGATGCCACCGAGGGGTCGGCGGAACTGGCCCGCCTGCTCGCCGTGCGCCACGACGTGCGGTCCGACTCGCTCGGCCGTGGCACCGTCGTCTACTGGCCGACGATCACCCTGCCCAACGGGTTCGTCGCCGGCACGGACTGACACGTCACACCCGTCGACCTTCCGCGCGTTTACCCACCAGACCCCACCACACAGGAGGAAAGCCCATGAACACCAACACGCTCCGCGGCCACAAGCTGCTCACCGAGGAAATCGCCGCCGCCCTGCCGGCGATGTACGCCACCGACGGGCAGGGCCTGAACGCCGTCGCCCACGCCCACTACTTCTCCCCGTACAACGGCTGGGACTGGTACGCCACCGAGTACGACCCCGCCACCGGTACGTTCTTCGGCCTCGTCAAGGGCTGGGAGAACGAGCTCGGCTACTTCACCCTCGCCGAGCTCGAGGCCGCCACCGTCGGCAAGGGCATCCCCGCCGTCGAACGCGACCTGTACTTCACACCCACCCCGCTGGTGGACGTGGCGGGCCGGTGACGTCACACCCGACGACCTTCCGCGCGTTACACGAATAGATCCCACAACACAGGAGGAAGCACCATGACCATCACCACCCCCACCCGGGCCCACGTCGACGCCGTCAGGACGGCCTGCGACTTCCCCGGCTGCGACCACAAGTTCTGCGTCCCGCAGGACGTTACCCCGCTCGCCGCCTACGCCCTCGTCGTCACCGCCTCCCACGACGCCCTCGACGGCGTCTACTGGGAGGGCGACCTCTACCGCGACGGCGACAAGGTCCTCGTCGTCGGCAACGAGGGCCGCGGCGGCCCGAACACCTACCTCGCCCGCCACGACCTGCCGCTCGCCGCCTACGCCCGCGAGATGGACGAGTTCGGCTACGCCGCACGCGCGGCGTTCCCCACCGTCCGCTACGAGGCCGAGGACATCGCTGTCGGTTTCCTCGACCTCGTCCAGCAGATCGGGCCGCTGTGATGGACGACGCCGTCATCGGGCGCATCGCCAGCCACGACCCCCGCTACGTCGGCCACACCCCCGACGGCATGATCGTCCTCGAGGAGGACGGCGGGCGGCGCCGGCTCACCCCGGCCGTCTACCTCGACGAGGCCGAACCCGGCAGCGACGAGGTGTTCTACGCCACGGTCGACGAGTTCATCGACAGCGTGCGGCACACCAACACCACCCCCACCGGGGCGGTCGTCGACGTGCTGCTCGACCTGCGCCACCTGTTCGCCGAACGCGAACGGGCACACCGCGAACTCGGCCGGCTGATGCAGCGCCTCGCGTTCGGCGGGGAGGGGCAGGGATGAGCCGGGGGATCACCCCCGACGAGGCGTCCGCCGTCGCCGGGGCGCTTGCCGACGCCTTCGAGCGGGTCCGGGACCGACCTGAGTCGTTCGACCCGGCCGCCGCCGAGGCACTCACCGGGGCACTCGACGCCGCCACCGGGGCGATACTGTCCGGCGACTACGACACGTTCAAGCTGGCGGTCGCCATGTTCTGCGCCCACCCCGGGCTGCTGCCCTGCGGCAGGTCCAAGTGGCGGCTCGCCGACCTCGCCGGCGACGCCGTGTGGCGGATGAACCGCGACCTCCTGAAGGAGGGCATGCGCGCCGACCTCGACCGGTTCCTCGACGAACTGCTCGGCTGACCGTGCACCGACCCCGACGGCCGCTCCGGCAGCATCCGGTGGATGACCGGTCCGATCGTGCTCGCCGTCTACACCGTGGCCGTCCTGTGCCTGCTGCTGGCGGTCCGCGACCACGGCCCGCACGACCCGACGTGAGAAATCGCGGGGAAACGGTTGCGCGCGGCACGACCACGGCGCTAGACACTCGGACACATCACGAGGCGCGCCAAAAGCCCTGCGACGAGACACCCCGACACACGGTGAGGTCTACGCCGACGCGCCCCCACACCCGACCGACCCCGACACCACCGGGGGGTAGGGGGGCAGCGGCGACCCCCCGAAAAACCACCTATCCAGAAAAAGCCGAGACAATGGGTTGGAACCCAAACGGTGAGGAACTCCATCACCTCCTGTCCTAGGTACAGGAACCAACCACAGATACCTAACCCCTTACAGATCTCACCTTCGTGCACCGTCGCCCCACGCACGTGCACCCCCACGGAGCAAGACCCATGACCGCCGACCGCCTGTTCGACACCCCCACGGACCCGACCCCCGCCCCCGACCCGGTCGAGGCCCTGTTCGCCCTCTGGGCGTCCCTCTACCGCACCACCACCACCCGCGGTGCCGTACGCCCCCCGCTGCTCGACGCCAAACGCCGCCGGTTGATCGCACGGGCCGTCGCCGACCACGGCACCGACACCGTCGAGGCCGCCATCCGCGGCGTCGGCCTGTCCGGCTGGCACATGGGGAACAACCCGCAACGCAAGACCTACAACGACCTCGAGCTCGTCCTGCGCGACGCCGCCCACGTCGAACGCTTCGCCGGCCACTGGGACGACCACAACCGCACCGCCGACCCGTCCGACGACCTCATCACCCGCCTGCGCACCGAGGACGGCAACTGGTGACACGCGCCGAACTCGTCCGCATCGTCGACATCGTCACCGCGGCGTGGAACGCGCACGGCGACGACCACAACCGCACCGTGCGCGTCTGGTGGCGGTACCTGCAGGACCTCGAGTACGGCGACGTACTCAACGTCGTCGACCGGCTCGTCGTCGCCGGCGGCTGGCCCCCCAAAGTCGGTGACGTCCGCCGACGCGTCCTTGACACCACCGACCCCTCCGACGCCCCCACCCCGGCACAGGCGTGGGCGCAGGCCGCCGACCGGATGCGCGCCGTCGAGCAGGGCACCGAGTGGCCGCCCGTGCACCCGCTGGTCACGACGGCACTCCGCGACACCGGGGCCGGCCCGGGCCGGCTCGACGAACGGGCGTTCCGCCAGACGTACGAACGGCTCCTCGCCGACCACGACGAGTCACGGCTCCTCCCGCCGCTGCCCGAACCGTTCGGCGACGCACGGTGAACGACGCCCCCGTGACCGTCCGCCGGTTCCTCGACCGGCTCTCCGGCGTCCACCCGTCCGGTGCCGGCTGGTCGGCGTCGTGCCCGTGCCGCGACGACGACCGCAACCCGTCGCTCACCGTCGGCGTCGGCGGCGACGGACAGGTTCTGGTCAAGTGCCACCGGGGTGTGCCGTGCACCCTCGACGAGATCTGCCGGGCCGTCGGGCTCGAACCCCACCAGCTGTTCCCCGAGGACGACACCCCGTGGTCGCCACCACCCAGACCGTCACGCCCGCAACCCCCGGCACGCCCCCCGGTGGGGCAGAAGGCCCCCGTCGGCACGCTTGAGGACACCTACGACTACGTCGACGCCGACGGCACCCTCGTCATGCAGGTCCTGCGCTACCGGCGTGACGACGGCGGCAAGACGTTCAGGCAGCGCTGCCCCGACGGCCACGGCGGGTGGCTGTGGTCCACCCAGCACCTGACGGAACGCCCCCTGTACCGGCTGCCCGCGGTCCTCGCGGCGGTCGCCGACGGCACCCCGGTGTGGGTCGTGGAGGGGGAGAAGGACGTCCACGCCCTCGAGGCGGCCGGCCGGGTCGCCACCTGCAACCCGATGGGTGCCGACAACGGGTCGGGGAACAAGTGGAGGCCCGAGCACACCGCCGCCCTCGCCGGGGCGAAGGTGTGGGTCGTCGCCGACCGGGACGACGCCGGCACGGTCCACGCCCGCCACGTCGCCGCACACCTCGGGGAGGCCGGCGCCCGGGTGAGGCTGCGCACGGTGCCGTCCCCGCACAAGGACGTCCACGACCTGCTGTCCGCCGGCGGGTCGCTCGACGACCTCGTCGGCCTCGGCACCCCCGACGGCGCCGGCCCCGACGTCCCGGCGGACGACCCGGTCGCACCGGAGGGGGAGGACACCCCTCACGACCCGGTCGCCGACGTCAGGTCACGCATCCTCGAGGTGCTCGACGACCGCAGGATGCCGGCCGACAGGCGGCTGTCGAAGGCGCAACGGCTCCTCGAGGACGCCACCTCGGCCGCACCCCGCCGGGAGAACCCGGGACGGGTCACCACGTGGCGGGAACTCACCTCCGAGGCCGACCAAGGCTACGAGTGGCTGATCCCCGGTGTGCTCGAACGGGGCGAACGGGTGATGATCGTCGCCGCCGAGGGCGTCGGCAAGACGATGCTCGCCCGTCAGGTCGCGATCTGCTGCGCCGCCGGGGTCCACCCGTTCACCTACTCGCGGATGCCGGCGGTGAACACCCTGTTCGTCGACCTCGAGAACCCGGAACGGATCATCCGGCGCACCGCACGCCGCATCGTCGACGAGGTCGACCGGAACTGGCCGGGCCGGGAGCACGCCGGGGCGCACCTGTGGGTGAAACCCGACGGCATCGACGTGCTCAAGGCACGGGACAGGGACCGGCTCGAGGAGGTCGTCGAACGGGCACGCCCCGACCTGCTGGTGATGGGCCCGATCTACAAGATGTTCGTCGACCCCGGCAACCGTTCGACCGAGGCGGTGACCGTCGAGGTCGCCACCTACCTCGACCGGATCCGCGAACTGTACGGTTGCGCCCTCTGGTTGGAGCACCACGCCCCGCTCGGCAACAGCCTGTCCGGTCGCGACCTGCGGCCGATGGGGTCGGCGGTGTGGATGCGGTGGCCCGAGTTCGGGTACGCCCTCGCCCCCGACCCGACGGCCCACACCCCCGAGTACGAGGTGAAGCAGTGGCGAGGCCCACGCGACGACCGGGCGTGGCCGGCACGGCTCAGGAGGGGCACGGTGCTGCCGTTCGAGGTCGTCACCTGACACGGTGTGAAATCCACCGACACCACGTCACGCGTACGGTGTGAACGCGCGTCCAACGGGTATGGACACCATTCGCATCCCCACCCCCACCACAACCGCCCGTGTCGCCGGGCTCGCCAAGCCCCGCCGTGGGCGCGTCGAGTACGCCACCGCCTGCCGCCGCTGCGCCGGCAAGGGCGGCTTCGCCGGCTGGCCCGGCTACACCTGCTACGAGTGCGGCGGCCGGTGCCGCATGACGTACTCGCACGCCGAGTGGCTGTTCCCAGCCGACTGGACCGACGGGCAGGTCGCTGCGTTCCACGCCACCAAGGAGGCCGAACGTGCCGCCCGGGCCGCCGAGAGGGTCGCCGCCCGACGCGCCGCCGCCGAGGCCGCCCGTGCCGCCCAGTCGCCCGAGTTCAGGGCGGTCCACGCCCGCTGGCTCGCCGGCGAGTTCACCGAACTGCCCCGCTGGGCGTTCGTGGTGGACGTCCTGTCGCGGACCGAAGTGCTCGAGCCGGTCACCACGGCACAGGCGGAGGCCGTCGTCAAGGCCGTCGCCGACGACACCGCACGGCAGGCCGCCAAGGCCGCCTCCCGCCACCTCGGCACCGTCGGTGGGAGGATCACCGTCACCGGCACCGTCGTCCTCCTGAGGAAGGTCGAGTCCGCCTACGGCGCGTCCAAGCTCGTCGTCGTCGCCACCGCCGACGGCGACAAGGTCACCATGTTCAGCACCGCCGAGTGGACGTGGCAGACCTTCGAGGGCTCCGAGGTCGAGGTCACCGGCACCGTCAAGGCGCACGAGGTGCGGGACGGCGAGAAGCGCACCGTCCTCACCCGGGTGAAGGAAGCCCGCCACGAGGCCGACCGGGGACGCAGGCCCGCCCGTGCCGCCACCCACGCCACCACGGCGGACGACGACGAACGGATCATCTGACCGTCCCGGTACACCGGGTCACACCCTGTTAGCATTGCCGTCAATGACGGCCGGCCTCACACGCGAGTTCATCGCCGAACGCGACGCCCGCATCTTCGCCATGCGCCGCACCGGCGTCCCCGTCGGCGACATCGCCAAGAAACTCGGCATCAAGGTCGGCGCCGTCCACGCCGCCGTCCAACGCCAACTCCAGAAACTCAACCGCGAAGCCCTCCTCGCCTACCCCGAGGTCCTCCGGCTCGAACTGGAACGCCTCGACGCCCTCCAACAGTCCGTCTGGCCCCTCACCCAGCACCGCAGGGTCACCGCCGACGACGGCACCGAACACGTCGTCGAACCCGACCTCAAGGCCGTCGCCGAGGTCCGCGCCCTCATCGCCCAACGCGCCAAGCTCCTCGGCATGGAACAGACCAACCTCAACGTCATGGTCGACACCCCCACCCCCCAACGGGCCGTCCTCGCCGGTGCGATCGGGGCGGCCGCCGTCGACGAGTTCGACCCCCGCACCGAGGCCGTCCGCATGCTCGAGCTCATGGCCCGCTCCGGTGTCCTCCCCGCCGACGACGTCGACGCCGTCCTCCGGTCCGTCACCGGCACCCCACCCCACCCACACACCGACGAGGAACCGTGAACCGACCCGAACCCACACCCGACGAACAGGCAGCGGCGGCCGCCGCCCTCGACGCCACCACCCTCGGCATCCCCACACCCACCGGCGCCGAACCCGGCGAGGGCACCGTGCAGGTCCTCGTCCGCGTCCCCGCCCGGTCACGGGACAGGTGGAAGGCCGCCGCCGAGGCCGCCGGCACCACCCTGTCCGACTTCGTCCGCCAGTGCTGCGACGAACGCGCCGCCGAGTCCCTCGACTGCCAGCACCCCCTCATGTACCGCAAGTCCTACCCGTGGACCGAGATCTGCACCGCCTGCGGGATCCGCCTCTGGGACGACACCGCCGCACCCACCCGCGGTCCGGGCCGGCTGTGAACGCCGGGGCGGCCGACCTTACGGGGGCGCCCATGAAACCTCATGTAGCCACCACGCTTGACACCCGGGGGTGCAGGACGGCCTTCCCCCACGGAGTGTGGGCTAGCCCCGACACCCACATCCTACCGTCAGCGGGGTCACACCGTGGCTAACGGCCGGGCCGGCAGACCCCCCACGAACGCACCCGCCGGGTCACGCACCCAGCTCACCCTGCGCCTCGACGCCGAGACGAAGGCCCTGATCGTCGGGATGGCCGACTCGTACGGGCTCACCGTCTCCGAGTACGTCGAGGTGCTGGCGGCCCGCGATGCCGGCCCGTCCCGTTGAGTCACGCCCCGGGTCGACGCAGTACGTCCACACCCGGGTGCCGGCCGAGGTGAAGGACGCGTGCGTGACCGCCGCCCGTGCCGCCGGCCTGTCGGTGAACGCGTGGGCGGCGAACGTGCTGCGCCTCGCCGCCCTCGGGGCGACCGGGTTCCCGCCACCCCCGCCGGCGTCGCACCCGCTGCCCGACCCGGGGACGGTGCTGGCGGCGTACGCGACGGGGGAGCGGCTCCTCGGCCCGTGCGGCGAACGGTGGCCCTGTGGGGCCGCAGGACCGCTCGAGGAGCTCGCCGGGGTGTCGTGGTGCGGCTGCGGCATCAGGGTCGGCTGACGGTCACCGGGAGGCCCCCACGGGCCATCGCCGGGACAGATGGGCCGTACACGGATTGTCCACGGAGTAATCCACACGTGGACAAACCCGGGGACATCCTGTGGACACACGTGGACAAACCCGGGGACAACATCATGTCAAGATGACATAATGTATGTTATCGGCGTGTGACCGACGTCACACCCCGACGGGACGGGAGGCGACGAGGCGACGACGGGAGGCGACACGACACGCCGACACGACACGACGGGACGGGACGACGGGACGACACGACGACGGGACGGGACACCACCACTCACCCCTCACGACGACCCGACCACTCACCCCACAACTGCGCGATCGTCGGCCTCGACGGCCGCACACCCCTCACACGCTGCTCCGCCGCCAACTGCCGCGGCGTCAACCCCGCCCACACCCCGTGCATGTCGGCCGACGGGAACTGGAGGGCGTAGTCGAGGCATTGGGTGGTGACGGGGCAGGTGTCGCAGATGGCTCGGGCTTGGATGATGTATTGGGTGTCTTTGTGGTGTGCGGGGAACATGTGGTGGGTTTGGTGTTTGCATGCTGCCCGGTTGGTCCATGGTTGTGTATCGGTGGTGGGGGTGTTGTCAGGGGGTTGGGGCGCGTTCATGGTGTGCGCCCGG